AAGGAAGGGTCAACGACCAACTCAACTGATTTCAGAGTGTCAAGAAAGTCTGCACCAAATGGCTTAACTACGATTCCGTTGGCTTTAAGCGATGCCCAGGCAAGATAGTAGAGATGTTCAAGTTTCTGCTCATCTCCGATCAACTTGCCCAAGCCTTTGTTGAACTTTTGCTCAAATTCAACTATTACTCTTGGCCGTAAGGAAAAGGTGTGTTCAGTTCCTTCAACTAGATTGATTTTGACGGATAATCCATCCATGTTTTAACCCCTGCTTTCTTAGTTGTTATGAAGTTGCTTTTGCAATTGTGCCTGAAACAGGCCATGTCACCGATGCTGTTGCTAACTGGCCGATTCCACCCTTAAGTGGTGACCATTCTGAAACAATCGCTGAAACCGTATATGTCGGATTCGTTGTTGTGGTTGTTGTTGCAACTGGCTTGATGACAATTGAGGTGCTAGTTCCAAGCAACGGATAGATTGTTGCTTCAACAGCTGATGCCGCAAAGTCCTGAATAAAGTCCAAAGTTACGGAATTGTCAGCAAGTCCGGCAACTCTGGTTTTGGCTGTTGAGCCAAATGATGTGGTCTCAACAATGTCATATTTTGTGTCAAGCGTTACGCTTGTGATATATGACGAAAGATCAGTTGAACCGATTGTGATTGATGGGTTTGTGAGGACTAGCTTTGCCATTATGCAACCGCCTTTGTGATAGTTCCGCTGATTGGCCATGTCACCGATGCGGTGGCTAACTGGCCGATTCCACCTTTAAGGGGAGACCATTCTGAAATAATCGCGGAAAATGTGTATGTGGGATTTGTTGTGCCGACAGCAGATGAAGTTGGTTGAACAACAATTGTGGTTGCTGTTCCAATCAAAGGATAGATTGTTGCTTCAACATTTGATGCTGCGAAGTCTTGCATAAAGTCAAAAGTCACTGAATTGTCAGCAAGTCCGGCAACGCGAGTCTTGGCTGTGCTTCCAAATGCAGTGGTCTCGACAATATCGTCTTTTGTTTCAAGAGTGATGCTATTGATATGATCAGAGAGATTGACTGAGTTGATCGTCACTTTTGCATCTGTTAGGACTATTTTACTCATTGATGGTTGCTCCTTCAGAGATTGCTGATGTTGATTCTACCACTGGCGCGGCAGTTTCTTTTGAGGTTTGTGTTTCACTTGCTTTTGTCGCATCCCCCAAGATGTGACCGCCTTCAATGAGTGCTTCGATGTTTGCACCCATTTCAAGCAATTCTTTGTCTGTAATTGAATCGCCTTCAACTTTCTTGCAGTCAAGGCGATTGCTGATGATTGTATAAGTCATTTGTTTCTCCTTATGACTGGGCTTGGTAGCTGATAGTAAAGTCAAGGACAACCGCGACTCCCATATCAGTTTGGCGATAGTTGACTGTGTTTGCGGTAAGGATTGCGTAAAGGCAAGTTCCGTCAAATGTTGAATTTGAACGAATAACTGTGTCAATTGCGCTTAAAACTGCAAATGCCCTAGTTCTGCGAGATGCAATGTCAGTTGTTCCATCTTGTGACCATAGTGAACAGGAAATCGTTCCCGATTCCTCATGCAAATCTGTGAAAGCAAATGGCGTGTCTTGGATATTGCCAACCTGCATTTCAGAATCGCCAAATGAACCATCATGGCCAATGGCGATTGCATCTCCTGGATAGGAGAAGTCAACTTCAGCGCCGTCAAAGATTCTTATGCCAGTCAAGGATGAAGCAGCGCCAAGGGCTGTGATGATCTTGTTGACCATCGTTGGAAATGCCATTGAGACTGTCATGCGATGCCAGGGAAGCTAGTTGGGTCAAGAAGTTCCATCGCTCTGCGTGGCAAGGAATAAGTCGGTGTTGTGTAAAGCTCATCGCCGCCAAGTGAGCGACCCATCACGCTCATTGAGCCGCGCTGTGTCTGCCATAGGTGACGGATAATCTCAAGAACGCCTTGGCGAGCAGCCATTGGAGGATTGACATAGCCAGCGACATAGGTGATGGAAATGTTATTCATTCCCTGCACCCAGTAACCATAAGAGTTGGTGGCATAAAGTGTGCCTGAGCCAATTCGATAGAGGCGCTGTCCAGTGTAATCAAGGACATAGGCACTTGATGAGACAGCCAATCCATTTTCAGTAACCGAAGTGATGGAAATTGCCTTTGGATTGCGAATGCGAATGAATTCAGTGCCGCCGTCATAAAGTTCGCTGGTGAAAGTTCTGCGACCTAGAACCTGTCCAACATAAGTTTCAGCCAAGTCGGTTGCCGCATCAATGAATCGGCGCAATTCCTCATCCAAAGTTGTGTCTGTGGTTGGAATGTTTAAGTGAGCCTTAACCTCATCAAGTCCAACAATGCCAAGGTCGGCATAATCTCGAACCGTAAATTCATCGGTATAAGCTGAGGCGTTTGTTCCCGTAGCAAGCCATCTAACCGCATGGCGGCCTGTTTGAGTCGGGGAAAAGTCGCAATTGTAAAGTCCAGTTGAAGGATTTGTTACCGAACCCGTTGAGGTGGTTCCGTCTGGAAGGGTAATTGTGCAAGTGACCGCCGAAGCATTGGCATTTGCGCCAGTTGAATCAGTGATGGTTATTCCAAGCGGAATGACATCTCCTAAGTCATAAGTCATCGAGATCTCCTTGTGATGGTAGAAGTGGCGCGTTCACGATTGCTGATTAGCGAACCGATTCGGGGTCTTAAGATAATTGTTGATCCAGCTCTTAAATTCTTGTTCGGATTCATTGTAGCCCCGACTCTGATTCTTTCAACAATAGATGCGCCAGTTCGGTATTGATTATTCATCGAAGCGCCATTGCCGATGTAGCCATATCCCGAAGCAGTAAGAGAAATCAAGCCCGAAGCTGATGTGGCAAAGTAAAGATTGTCAGTTGCAGTTGCTACAAGTTCGATTGAGCCTGAACCTGTTGTGGCGTAACTAATCTTTGAAAAAGTTCCAGATGCAACAAGGCTGATTGACCCAGTTCCGGAACTTGGATAAGCAAAAGATGAAGTTGCTGTACCTACTAGGCTAATTGAGCCTGATCCTGTTGTGGCAAAAGTAAGTGAATCAGTTGCAGTTGCTATTAGGCTAATTGAACCTGATCCTGTTACAACAAAGGATGAAGTTGCTGTACCTACTAGGCTAATTGAACCTGATCCTGTTGTGGCAAAAGAAAGAGAAACGGTTGCTGAACCTACTAGGCTGATTGAGCCTGAGCCTGTTGTCGCAAATTTGAGCGAATCGGTTGCTGAACCTACTAGGCTGATTGAGCCTGATCCTGTTTCAGGGAAAGTAAGTGAATCGGTTGCCGAACCAACCAGGCTAATTGAACCTGAGCCTGTTGCAGGGAAAGTAAGTGAATCGGTTGCTGAACCAACAAGGCTGATTGAGCCTGAACCTGTTGTCGCAAATGTAAGTGAATCGCTTGTTGAACCAACTAGGCTGATTGAGCCTGATCCTGTTGTAGGGAAAGATGTGGCTGCTGAACCAACTAGGCTGATTGAGCCTGAGCCTGTTGTAGGGAAAGATGTAGCTGCTGAACCAACTAAGCTGATTGAACCTGATCCTGTTGTGGCAAAGGAAAGAGAAATGGTTGCTGAACCTGCAAGGCTGATTGAACCTGAGCCAGTTGTAGCTGTTGATCCGGCATTGTAAGCAACGCCAGCTGCGTTGTAGGCAATGCTTTCGTTATAGATTGCCATCAACGCTTCCTTCTACTATTAAATCAATTTCCTCAAATTTCAATTATTCAATTATTGAATCAGCTGACTGTTCTCCTGTGATTGGCGAAATAAATGTGTCACTTGCTTCATCATAGGTATCGCCAATGCCAGCGTACTTGCCACGAATTTTGCCATTGTAACTTGTCTTAATCCATTGACCGCCAAGTGATTGCATAAATGCTTCGCCTTCATCTGGCTCATTGTTATCGCCTACTAAAACACGAATAACAATATTGTTTTCATCAATTTCTGCCCAGTGACTCATACTGTGTACCTCACTATGACTAGACCTGATCCACCTGCTCCACCTGCTCCAACTATTACCGATGCTCGACCACCTGCACCACCGCCACCACCACCGGTGTTAGCTGTACCAGCAAAACCATTAGGAACTGTGTTTGCAGTACCTCCAGTTGCACCTCCACCGAGCCCACCGGCTCCCGGTGTCCAAGATGTGCTTTCGACGCCACCACCTCCGCCTCCAGCGTAATAATAAGTTCCTGAGGAATTTTGACCAGTTGAAGTTGCTAAGCCCCATGCAGAATATGTTGAAACACCTGCACCACCTGCGCCGCCTGTGGTTGATGTGGTTGCGTTTCCGTTTGCATTTGTACCTGCACCACCACCGCCACGCCTGTTTAATGCAGCACCGCCATTACCTGCGCCCCCAGTAAAGTTTGTTGTAGTGCCGTCCACTATTCGTACCGCAGCACCTCCGTTACCAGCATTTGTCGATCCTGCACTTGTGGCATCGACTCCTTTTAATCCAGCAGCGGCAGTTATAGTTGTAAAACCTGTACCAGATATAGATGAAGCGTTACCATTTGAATTACTTGCACCACCTGCACCAACTGTAATTGTGTAGTCTCTTGAATCCAGAGAAGTATTTGAACTGTAGTTAAGGCTTGTGCCTCCACCGCCACCAATATTATCGCCACCACCTCCGGCTCCAGCAATAATTAAAACATCGCAAGTAAGAGATGTAATCGCTGTAAATGTTCCCGAAGCTGTAAACGTGTGATAAACGTAGCCACCGCTTGTTGTGATAGTGCCGCCAAGAGCTCTAATTATAATTCTCGAAGGGACAGTCAGTGTGCCAGCTTGATTATTAGTAAACCAATCAGATACTTGGCTTGATGAAACCATCCGGCGTAAAGGATTTGTCATTAGGAAATCCTGTTGACATAACCTGAAACTGTGATGACATTCGTTGTGCCAGCATAAGCGGCAATTGTGGAAGCAGTTGGTGAGCCGCCACCTGAACCTGTCAAAATTAGTCCAGGCACAACCAAAGTTAAACCAGATGTGGCAGGAATTGAAAGTTTAATTTCATTATCAACAGCTGTAACGCCACCCCATTGAACTGTTAAAGAAACTGAACTGCCAGATGAGTTGTAAGCATAAAGCCAAACTTCATCAATAGCTGTGGAGCCTGTACCTGTTGCGTGGATAGTTGTGCCAGCACTTCCCGAAGTAGTTGCGGCAATTTTGATGGCTTTGCCCTGTGTGCTGCCTGATAACAATAATTTTGTAAAACTTGCCATTTTTTATCCCTATCCGAAAATTTGTATTGAAAGAACTGTCTGATCTGAATCGGGATCTCCAGCCGCAAGGCGAGCTTTGACTGATGCAAATGTTCCTTTTGGCGAAGTTCCCAACTCTGTTTCAATTGCTAGAACAGCATCATTGATGTTGTCATGTTGACCTGCGTGAGGAACTGTTGCTGAATCAAGGGTATCAGTAGCCGTTGGGTTGGTAAATGAATCAAGCGAACTTGGATAATTTGTTGCCATTGGCTACTCCTTAAATTAGGAAGCTGAGACTGAAAGTGAACCTGATGCGATTGTTACAACGCCGGCAGATGCGCCAGTTGTAACGCTTGGAGAAAGAGCACCGCCAATGTAATAAGTGCCAGATGTCGAAGCTGACCAAACGCCAAAGTAAGAGGCGGTTGTCGATGCTGGCAGGTTGATTGAAAGAGCGCCTGAGTTGGTAACTGATCCCGATGAAGGACTGTTCCAAGTAGCAGCAACGCGAGCATAAGTGCCGCCAGTTACTTCTGAAGCGCCAGTTGTTCCTGGATCAGCAGTGTGCAATGAGACATAACTCCAACCTGTCGTTGACAGGGCTTGATTGGCCTCAGTTGTCGAGATTCTTGCCATTTATTGCTCCTTTGTTGTTAGGGCAAGAAGGTTGATCGCCAGGGGTACGATCAACCTTCTTGCTTGACTTGTTGAATTGCATGATCGCGCATCGCTTGATGATGGCGTTCATCCAACCAAAATTGTTTGTGATGAGGCAGTATTGCGCCGGTGTGGGCGTGGATCTTGTAGCCCATAGATTTTAGGCGTTTAGAAAATAGTAAATCCTCGCCAAAGTAAATTCCATCAATCGCGCCTTCTACGAACCAAGCCCAATCCTTGCCTTGATTTGGCGTTGCCTTTTGTTGCATATCTAGCAGAACGCTGCGATGGATTAGAAGGCAACCAGTTCCGACAGCATCAACTTCAATGATTGAGTCAAGCGGATAAGCATCAATTGCTTCCAAACCCTTCTCAGGATCCATGCGATAAATTGTTGGAACTGGGCGAAGCGCATCGCTATTGTCAAAGAATGCTGCAAAAACTAGCCCTGAAACAATTGGGCGATCCTTATCGTGAGCAGCATCTATCAGCTTGAGCCAAGTGTCAGTTGAAAGTCGCTCATCTGAGTCAATCATTAAGAGCCATTCGGAATCTGTTGTTTCCAAGAATGTTTTAATTACAACATTGCGTGATCGAGTAGTAAGTCCAACATTGCCCACTTGAATCATGTGAGCAAAGCGACCATCTTTCTTTTTTGCAATTTGAATAAGGTCAAGCGCAAGGAGTGAATCAATCGTTCCGTTG